AAGCCTCGTTCGATGTGGTGTCCAGCGTTGGGCCGTCTTTCGTATCACGCCGCGAAGCTACCGTCCGCTCAATCACGAACATGATTGCCGTGAGTGACGACCCGGAAACCCGCCAGGTGCTTACCTCAATGGCGATGATGAACATGGAAGGCGAAGGCATTGACGATGTGCGCACCTACTTCCGCAAAAAGCTGGTGCAACTTGGCGTGATGAAGCCGACCGAGGAAGAAGCGCAGGAAATGATGGCGGCAATGGAAGGCCAGCCGCAAGATCCGAACGCGATCTTTTTGCAAGCCGCAGCAGAGGAAGCCGTAGCAAAAGCGGCGAAGGCTCGGGCCGATACTGTTGAGACGGTGGCAGCCGCAGAACTCAAGCGGGCGCAGACCATTGAAACACTATCTAAGGTTGATCTTCAAGAACAGAAACAAGCAATGGAAGCGGCTCAGATGTTGGGCGGGATGCTTCAGCAATCAGCCGCTCCCATCGTTGAATGATTTTCATGGCATCCACCCGGCCATCCTCGGGTGAGTTTATGGGGTCTTAAATGGGTCAAATGGCAGAGCGAGAGGACGAAAACGAAGTATCCGAAGAAATCGAACTGCAAGAGGATGCGGATCTTGAGAATGTGGGCGACGAGCAAAATACCGACGCCGACCAAGAGCCGGAAACCGAAGCACAAGAGGAAAGCGGCGACGAAGTAATCGTTTCAATCGGTGAGGAAACGCCACCTCAAGAGCAGGAACAGCGTGCGCCTGAATGGGTGCGAGAGCTGCGCAAGTCACACCGGGAATTGCAACGTCAAAATCGAGAGCTGCAAGCACAGCTAGAAACCACGCAAACCGAGACAAAGCCGGTTTTGTTGGGCGTAAAGCCGACGCTTGAAGGCCACGATTATGACTCTGACAAGTACGAATCTGCGCTGTCTGACTGGTTTGAGCGAAAGCGAGAAGTAGATCAGCAAGCGCAGCAAGCCAAGCAATCCGAAGAAGAAACAAGGCAGGCTTGGAAGGCAAAGCTTGATGCGTATGGGAAGGCGAAAACCGGCCTGCGTGTTAAAGATTTCGATGACGCTGAGATGGCGATTCAAGAAGTTTTCAACGTAACGCAGCAAGGTGTTGTGCTTCAAGGCGCAGAAAACCCGGCGTTGGTTGTGTATGCACTCGGCAAGAACCCGAAGCGCGCAAAAGAACTTGCTGACATTAAAGACCCCGTGAAGTTTGCCTTCGCGGTTGCGAAACTGGAGACTCAATTGAAAGTAACAAACCGTAAGGCAGCGCCGCCGCCTGAAAAGACTGTCAAGGGTACTGGCAGCCTGAGTGGTGCGGTGGACTCAACCCTTGAACGGCTGCGGGAAGATGCAGCCAAAACCGGCAATATGTCAAAGGTCATGGCGTACAAGCGCCAGCTTCGGCAAAAATCAAACTAATCAGGAGTTTTAATCATGGCAAATAGTTTCAGCAAGGAAGAACGCGTAGCGTTTGAGGACATTCTGGAAGGCTTCCAAGATGCTCTCGTGCTGTCCCGTAACGTCGCGGTATTCAATACCGATCAGACGATGATGGAGCGCACTAACAACATTCTGTGGCGTCCGCAGCCTTACATCGCTACCAGCTACAACGGAACCGATATGTCGTCAAACTTTGACGATTTCACCCAGTTGTCTGTTCCGGCTACCATCGGTTTCCAGAAGTCTGTGCCGTGGGTGATGAACGCCACCGAGCTGCGCGATAGTCTGCAAGAAGGCCGCCTGGGTGATGCCGCCAAGCAAAAACTGGCCAGCGATATTAACGTGGCGATTATGAACGTGGCTGCCAACCAAGGCACCCTGTTTGTGAAGCGCACCGCGGCTGCATCTGGCTTTGACGATGTGGCGCAGTGCGAAGCGATTATGAACGAGCAAGGCGTGCCGATGTATGACCGCTACCTCGCTCTCTCGACCCGCGATTACAACGGCATGGCGAGTGACCTGTCCAAGGCTTCCCGCTCTTTCGGCAACGAGATCAGCGACAAGGCTTTGCGTAAGGCATTTGTTGGTGAAATGGCCAGCTTCGGCACTTACAAGCTGGACTATGCCAACCGCAAAACTGCTGCTGCTGGGGGCGCTGGTCTGACCGTGGATACCCGCGCAGCGGCTGGCAATTACTACGCGCCGAAAGCGACGTCCGTGGCGACCACTGGCGAAACCGCCAACGTCGACAACCGTTTCCAGACCATCACGATTTCCAGCACGACCAGCGTAGTTGCTGGCGATGCCTTCACGATTGCAGGGCTGAATGCTGTGCATCATATTACCAAGGGCGATACCGGCCAGCTGAAGACCTTCCGCGTGATCAGCGTGCCTACCTCGACCACTCTGGTTATCAGCCCGCCAATTATCAGCAATCAGGGCGGTTCCGATGCCGAAGCGCAGTATCAGAACGTGGTGGTCAACACTGCCGCATCAAATTCCGCGATCGTGTTCCTCAACACTGTAACCAATTTCATCAACCCGTTCTGGATGCGCGATGCTTTGGAAATCCTTCCGGGCCGCTACGCAGTGCCGCAGGACGCCGGCGCAGCTGTCATGCGTGCATCTACTGACCAAGGTATTGAACTGGTTATGCAGAAGCAATATGACATCAACACGATGAAAACCAAGTACCGCTTGGACACCTTGTTTGGCGTTGTGAATAAGCAACCCGAAATGTCCGGCGTGATCATGTTCTCGCAAACCTAATGTGCCGGGCCGGGGAAACTCGGCCCTATATGAATTCTGAAAGGATTACCATGTCGAATATCGTTGCAGTCAATGGCAAAGCCACTGTCACCATCCCGTCCGGCGAGTCAATCGCCGTTTACACGCAAGGCCAAGCGCAAGTTTCCCGCACGATTGGTTATCCCAACTACCCCGATCAGACCACGCTGATTGGCACCGTGACCGTCGGCCAAACTGTGTTCGGTTCTTATTCGTCTGGCGCGACGATTGTGGTGGAATCCGTAGGCTCGCAGCCTGTTTACTACGAGGTGGGCACTGCACCTCAAGTGATGGATGGGCGCCTAGATCACCAAGTGCAGGGCGATCCGACAAACATCACTGACGGCGGCTCGATGGTTTTTACCGCTGCCTCGTTGCTTGGCGGCATTGTCACTGCAACGCCTACCACTACCCGCAGCATCCAGCTCCCGCTGGGCTCGGCAATTGACGCTGTTTCTGAGTTTGCAATTGGCGACAGCATCGACTTTTCTCTGATTACTTTGGCTGCATTCGCACTGACGATTACGGTCAACACTAATGTAACCATTGTTGGATCGGCTGCAACGGCTGCCACGTCGGGCGCCACTGCGCGTTTCCGCGTGCGCAAAACCGCTGCTGATACCTTTGTTGTCTATCGTCTTTAGTAATCTGTAAAATTGGCCCTGGGAGAAATCCCGGGGCCGTTCAAAAAAGGGGGGATCATGCCGCTGAAAAAAGGTTATTCTCAAAAAAGCATTAGCACCAATGTTTCAAAAGAAATGAAAGCTGGTAAGCCGCAGAAACAAGCCGTGGCAATTGCGCTTTCAACTGCGCGCACCGCTGCAATGAAAGCCGAGAAACCTTCCAAAGCGCCGGCAAAGAAAGGCAAGTAATAATGGAATATCCATCACTGGTCTATCGTTGCCCAGGCTCTAATTTTGGGCCTAACGGCACCACCTATAACGCGCTCGGCGTTGAAGATGACGCGCAACTTTGCGTTGCGCTTGAAAAGGGGTGGTCAAAAAGCCTTGTTGAAGCTGTGTCTGCTTACCTTAAGGAGTCTGATGATTCTGTGGCCAACTCTGTGCCAGATGTTGATTCCTCCGCAGCCAAAGAAATCAACGAAGGCGACGAACAAAACCTGCCAAACCGCGCAGAGCTTGAGCAAAAAGCAAACGAGCTTGGTATCAAGTTTGACGGCCGCACGACCGACCGAAAGTTGCTCGAAAAAATTGAAGAATCCTTGAGGGGTGAGTAATGGGATACAGCAAGCGCCAGTTTATCGAGGCAGCCTTCGAAGAAATCGGGCTTGCATCCTATGTGTTTGACTTGCAGCCGCAGCAGCTCGAAAGCGCACTGCGCAGGCTTGATGCTATGGTGGCAGACTGGAATGGCAAGGGTATTCGTGTCGGGTTTCCGCTGTCCGTGAGTCCGCAACAGTCAGATCTCGACGAGCAAACCTACGTCCCTGACATGGCTAACCAGGCGATCATTACCGGGCTGGCGGTGAGGCTTGCGCCGTCATACGGCAAGCAGGTGATGGCCGGCACGCTGGCTATTGCGAAATCATCCTATGACACATTGCTCGCCAAGGCCGCCATGCCGCCTGAGCAGCAATTCCCGGACACCCTGCCTTCAGGTGCGGGTAATAAGCCTTGGATGTATGATGTATTTATGCCGGGGCCGGTGGATCCTGTGCTTGCCGGCCAAGATGGGCCGATTGAACTCAACTAAGGGGCAACCATGCCGACCATCAACCAACTATCAACGTTGAACGAAGTTACATCAGCTGACAAACTTATCGTCTATTCCAACGATAACGGGGACGCTCGCAAGGCCAGCATCAACACGGTGCGAGCGTTTATGGAAGGCTCGTTCGTTGATGTTGAGGCAGCAACGATTACCCTTTCAAGCTACTCAAAAGTCACTACGAAAACCGTGGCAAATTTGCCCACTGCTGCAACTGCTGGCGCTGGCGCTCGTGCAGCTGTCAGCGATGCAACACAAACGCTGACGGCAGGTATTGGCGCAATTGTGGCAGGTAGCGGGGCGAATATCGTGCCAGTGTTTTGTGATGGCACAAACTGGCGCATTGGGTAAAAGTTTTTATATTACCCAGCCGCAGGCTCAAAAATAACGAATTGAGAGGAGTGACGCGAGTATGAAAAAAGACCCGCGTTTAGAGCGTTTGGGTGTCGAAGGCTTCAACAAGCCGAAACGAACTCCATCACATCCTACAAAATCTCACGTTGTTGTTGCCAAGTCTGGCGATCAAGTAAAAACGATTCGATTCGGGCAGCAAGGAGTTAGTGGCTCACCAAAGAAAGAAAGTGAGTCACAAGCTGATAAAGCAAGACGCGATTCGTTCAAGGCAAGGCATGCTGAGAATATTGCTAAGGGCAAAATGAGTGCTGCATATTGGGCAGATAAAGTGAAATGGTGAGCAGCATGAAGAAAAAGCCCGTGTGGGATAAAGCGCGACCAAAAGCGGAAGGCAAGCCGCAACCGCTCACCGAGAAGCAGACCGCCAGTGCAAAAGCCGCTGCAAAGAAGGCGGGCCGGCCTTACCCGAATCTCATCGACAATATGCGCGCAGCCAGGAAAAAATAATCAATGGCTCAGATCCCAATTCTGAACGGCATTTACACCGACAACGGGCCAGACCTGCGCACCAGTTACCCGGTGAATATGGTGCCAGTGCCAAAGGGTAACGGAATCAGTGAGGGCTATCTGCGCCCAGCTGATGGGCTTATCTCAAACGGAACAGGCCCTGGCATTGATCGTGGCGGCATTCAGTGGGAAGGCACCTGCTATCGAGTCATGGGCACAAAGCTTGTGGAGGTGTCATCCACTGGCACCGTGACCACGCTTGGCGATGTGGGCGGCACCGGCCTTGTGACGTTCGATTACAGTTTCGACCGCCTGGCGATCGCATCGGGCGGCGATTTGTTTTATTGGGATGGCTCAACGCTCACGCAAGTTACCGATCCAGACCTTGGCACCGTGATTGATATGTGCTGGGTCGATGGTTACTTCATGACGACAGATGGAGAGTTTCTGATTGTCACAGAGCTATCCGATCCGACGCAGGTTAATCCGCTGAAGTATGGCTCAAGTGAAGCCGACCCGGACCCGGTTGTGGCTTTGTTGAAGCTACGCAATGAAGTCTATGCGCTGAATCGAAACACAATCGAAGTGTTCGACAACGTAGGCGGCGATTTTTTCCCGTTCGAACGCATTGACGGCGCGCAAGTTCAAAAAGGCACCGTCGGGACGCAAGCTTGCTGTGTGTTTTTGGAGCAAATTGCGTTTATTGGCAGTGGCAGGAATGAAGCGCCGGGCGTGTATGTAGCTGCCAACGCTAACGCCAACAAGATCAGCACGCAAGAAATTGACCAGATATTGCTGACTTACGATGAAACAACGCTCGCAAGCATAAAGTTAGAGGCGCGAAACGACAGAAATCACCAGCATCTATATGTGCATTTGCCAGACCGCACGATTGTTTTTGATGCGGCTGCAACGCAAGCACTTAGCCAGCCGGTGTGGTTCACACTCACAAGTTCGCTGGCAGGCTTCAGTCAGTACCGGGCCAGAAACATCGTGTGGGCTTACAACCGCTGGCTCGTTGGAGACCCGACCAGCGCAACGGTCGGCTATATGGCGCAGGAAACGAGCGCGCATTTCGGGCAGATAGTGCGCTGGGAATTTGGCACCACGATTATTTACGCAGAAGGCAAAGGCGTGATCTTCAATCAGCTTGAACTGGTGGCGCTGACTGGCCGCGTGTCACTTGCGGATAACCCACAGATCAGCACGTCTTATTCGGTTGATGGGCAAGTGTGGAGCCAATCAAAATATATCAGCGCAGGCACGATTGGCGATCGACTAAAGCGTTTGGTGTGGTTCCAGCAGGGCCACATGCGGAACTGGCGCATCCAGCGTTTCCAGGGAGATAGTTCGTCGCATGTGGCGTTTATCCGACTCGAAGCACAACTTGAGCCGCTGGCGTTCTGATGGCTAATTCAAAGTTAAATTTGACGCGTGATCAACTGGCCCTGTTCCTAAAGGATCACGAATCAATCAAGCAATTTGAACGGCTGTTTGCGACCGTTGATGCAATTGCGCCTGACTTCGTGAATGAAGTGGCCATTTCTGCTGGAACTGCGCAAGCGACGGCAAACGATGCACTTTCATTGATCGAAGCACTAGAAAACAGTCTCACAGCTGATGGAGCTGTGACTGATGCCAAAGCCACGCTTGCCCTGCAAGAATTACAGGCTCTCAAGTCTGAACTGCAACTTAAATTGCTTGAGCCTGCGGAGCAGTATGAACAAGCAACGATCAACCTTCAGAATCAGTTTGATACTGAACCTGCCGCACCTCAACTTGGAACGATTGCATCGTACAACCTGAATGGCTTGCCTACGGCGGGTGGCGTCGGTTATGGCACAGGGTCTGCGGTTGCTTTCACGCCAGCAGGCACTAGTGGTCAGTTTTTGACTTCTGCTGCTGCTGGAACACCAACCTGGACAACGCTGTCCAGCGTTGCGGTTACTTCGTTCAGCGCGGGCACTACAGGCTTTACACCTTCAACGGCCACCACCGGCGCAGTGACATTGGCCGGCACGCTGGCGGTCGCCAACGGCGGCACGGGGCTGGCGACGTCCGCCACCAACGGTCAGCTGCTTATTGGCAATGGCAGTGGTTACTCGCTGGCTGGTCTGACGGCTGGCACCGGGATCGGTGTAACAAACGGCGCGGGCA